TCTGGTCGATCCAGAAAATGTAAGAGTAATCTCATCTGATAATAAAGGCTGGCTATCTCCTATGAGATCGGGTGTTATAAAAATTCTAGCTGTGTTCTCTTGAAAACCTGTTTCTTCACTGGATCGTATAAATTCTATAGGAACTTTTATTGTATAGCTTGTATCGCTACTGGTTACTGCACCTGTTGAAGTGTTATACGAAGCAGATAATTTTCTGGTGTAAATAATTGTTGTGTCTAATGAATCTCCTAGTTGAGACACCACCTGTTTGGCTACGTTTTTCAGTATTGAGTCTAGTTGTCCTGCCATTATCCTCTAACCACCCTAAGTTGAAAACTTCCTGCTCCACCAAGAACATAAGCTCCTAAGTAACTTTGTAGCCATGGATAAACGTCAAATACATTGTTAACAGAACCCGTTCCCTGACTTGTTGTATTGTATTTGACTTGAATATCTCCTAGCTTAACTTCTTCAAAATTACCATCAGTTCCCGTGCTTCCAATAATTGCATCAGTATCATTTGCCAAAGCAAAAGCTAATTCAAACTGTGCATATTTAATATTTTGAGGAATCAAAGTACAAGCAAGTTCAACCCCATCAACCTGATAATTAGTTCGTGGAAACTTCAACGCTTGGTCATCGTCACATCTATCTCCGTAATAAACTAAAGTATCAATCCATCTTGTAGCGGATATTAATGCTCTATTTTTCTTGTCATCAGTTTTATTGTCCCATTGAGTAGAACTTGGAACAGTTTCAAAATATGTATCAGCTTCAGCTAATGTGACATAGCTATTAGCATTAGCTCCTTTTATTGTTGCGTCTATAGTAGCTGCCACGATTGTTTAGTAATTTATCTGTATTGTAGCGTAAAGAAAAAACCCCACCAATATTTGATGAGGTTTATTGACCACCAATTTAATATTAACTATTAAAGAGTTGTATTATCAAGTGGTGTGTTAACTGTTAACTGAACAATAGGAATTAAGTCAGCATCGTATGTTAATGCCCACTTAGCTTTTGCTCCTAAGTTCGAGTTTGTTGGGTTATCAGAAGCATCATTCCACTTAGTACCCATGATGTGATAAGTACTGTGATAATCAACTGAGATAACATCCTGCTTAGAAAGTACGTTTCTTTCTGCTTCAATAGCCAAGTCTTGCTGAACACCCTCAAGGATTGTTCCAGACTTGATTAAGTAGCAGTAGAACTCCTTAATGTGTCCACTTGAACCAGGAACTACAGAGTTAACTGAAGAATCAACAACTACATTCATACCAGCGAATTGGCCTACTGATCTATCAGTAATACCAACACCACCGCCACCCCATTGGATGCCAGTTCCAGTTGATAATGCAGAAGTAGAGAATGTTAACATACCAACCTGATATAGGTAGTAAGCAACAGATGGATGAACTACGATTGTATCTAGCTCTTCGCCTCTTTCTCCAAGAAGTGATCTTCCTCTAGCAACTGTAGCTGCTGTTAGATAGTTAGCTTCAGCAGCACCAGAAGATGCAGCAACCGCTAAGTCAAGAGCATTAGCTGATAAAGCAGTACCGAATAAACCATGAAGTTGGTAGAACAAACGTGTTGAATTTAGTTTGTTAATTGCATCTGCAAGCTGATCTCTGATGTGACCCATTGGATCTTCACCAGCAGCCAATACAGCTACGTCATCAACAGCATACGCAAAACCTCTATGACAGATGGTTGCAACCTGTGTTCCTGTACCAATCTTCTGTGGTGTTAAGTAACCATTGTTGCTAGTACCCCATGTTGCAGTACCGTCAATGATTTCTTCAGTTGGAGAGACAGGGTTGAATTCTGGAACTTGTATTCTTGTTCCACCTTCTCTTGAATCAAGTAGTGGGTTGCGTACAACAGCACCAGACCTGATAAATGCACTACGTTCTTTAATTGCTTCGGAAACGTATGCAGCAAAGTTATTTCTCTTAACAATGTCCGCTAGTAGGACACCGCCAGAGTAATTCTGAAACGGAGCAGCCATTCAGATTACCTATTTAAGTTTTTTGCGATCCCCTAGTCACAGACAAGGGCATTAGTCTCACGGAAACTAATTACTTTTGAGCCTCTTGCTTGAGCACTGCTGCAAGCTGAGGGTTCTGTTCCGATATTAGCATTTGTTGAGTTATATTGCCCGTTTTCCAAGGATTTACTTGACCTCCAGAAGCATTTGCCACAGGACTAGGCTTTGCACCCATTCCAGCAGCAGAACT